GATATATAAAATAGACGGGTGTTCTCAAATGTGGTGTACGAGTTGTAGCACAGCATTCGATTGGAGAACCGGTAAGTTATCAACAGGGCGTATACATAATCCACATTTTTTCGAATTTCAAAAAAGATCACGTGAACATGCGGATATACCTTGTGGTGGTAGACCAACGATTAGTGAATTAGGTGATAAAAATGCATCGTATGAAATTATAGATATAGCGGTAATACTTCATAAACTTGATACGGATATATTGTATAAATATTCAAATGTACAAGACGAAGATAACGGTTATTTACGAATATCGTATTTGTTAAAAAATATAGACGAACACGAATTCAAAAGTGAAATACAAAAACGCGATAAACAAAAAGATAAATTACAGGATATAAGAGATATTTTAGAAATGTTTACAAATTCAGTTGGTGATTTTTTACGACAATGGGTAATAGATTCAAATGTAAATGTTATTGATAACGTATATAAATTAATAGTATACTCGAATAATGTAATATACGATATAAGAAAAAGGTATAATTCTTCTGTACCCAATTTTATAGAGGTACCACAAACCCAAGTTCATGTAGAAGTGTAAATAAATTATTAATAAACATGAACCAAGAACGTAACACACTCCCACCACACCCTTCGGTAAAAAAACATTTACAGCAAGGTGTCGATTTTTCAAACGAACTTCTTAATGTTATAGAAGAAATTACACGAAAATATAACGTACACGTTAGTCAGTCTGTAGAAATGGGTCACTTTTATAAATTAGATAAGTCTATGATGTATGTGTGTAGAAATTTAGTTGAATATAAATCGCAATATAAAAAACTTTTAGAACAATACGAACATTTTGAAAACGAATATTCGTACCCGAGTACATCGGGGTCCTAAGTCGTTTTAAAATGAAAATTTAGTTAATAATTAAAAATGGACAAGTCTAAACTTCAAGATATACTCGCAATAGTTGATAAAAACAACCACTCGTTTCCAGAGAATGACTATTTAGATATATGTAAATATTTGATGGACGTATATAAGGAGGAGATCATACCCGACAATCATGTCACTATACCGTTAGAAAATCCAAAATTTAATCAACCCCGTGTTCCCGGTGAAGAAGATTTTTATGCATCCATGAGCTTTTTAAGAAAAACGGGTAAACATGACTGTTTATATATCGCAGAAAAAATAAAACGCGAAAAAAAGGAAGTATCTCGTTACCCTTTAAAACGTGTAACAAACCGTATAGAAAGAGATATTCGAAAACAAATATGTCTTAAATACGATATTCAATACGATGAAGATAGTATACCAACTATACAAAAAATCAACTTATTGTTAGGAACTTCTTATGATTTAAGGGATGAATGTAAAAAATATATACTATTGTGGAACGATACAATAGAAAAATATAAAGAACATTTGTATAAGGTTGAAAACTCATTTAAACTTAAAATGACACAATTCAGGGAATTTCACGATACTTTGGGTGAATGTTTAGATAAATTAGCCTATATTTAAAGATTTAATAATTAATATAAGTAAACCATAATGAAACCAACACCTTTCGTAAATAAATTTATTCGTTCGACTATACCCAATACTATTAGTGCTCAACACTTAGCGATATCAATTACTTATGAAGTTGAGAATAATCGTCGTTCGCCCGTAAAAAGTATAGAAATACACTCTTCACCCATTCTTTCGTATAACTATAATCTTGAATATGAATCATCGTCAGAATTATTACCAAAAAATGGAAATGAAGGGTATATTAAACCAATATCACTTTTCAATTTAAGCGGTGATAGTGGATATTGGTGTGACGATCTTTGTAATAAGGAATACATGTTCTACGACGACAAAGTTTGGTCGTACGATGAATATTATTCGAGTATGGATGAATTTATCACGAGTTTGAGAGATTCTTATAGTTATAAGGGGGTCATCGATAGTGATTGTGGGTTTTATAGTCCATCTATAAGAGGACATGTTAAACCCAAAACCCAAAACGAAATTTTATCCGAAACCATCATGGAACTCATCGATAAAAATTCGGATACCATACCCGAAGGTGATTATTTGAAAATATGTGACGAACTTACCAAAATTAGAAGGCTATAATAATATACATACGCATACACAGATTAACTATAAAATATATATAAAAAATTACGGCTAATTTTTCTGTACCCCCTTAGAGGGATTTAAACACTATTTTTTCTATTATTATACAATGGGTGAATGAAAGTCATGTTTTTTTAAAAAAGTATGGTCCTTATGAGAACCGAGTTCGAAAAATTTTCAAAAAGCCGTTTAAATCGCTCTAAGGGGGTACAGAAAAAATAGCCATAAAAATATAAACATATTAAAGGTTACAGTCTCACTATTGTAATGGATAAAATTTACCAGCCCGTGGCTCTTTATATATTGGAAAGTGACTCGACTAAAACTTTTTACGCGTCACATGTTCATCTAAAATATTCATTCGATCATGAGAATGAAAATGAAAATGTACATATACACTCTAGACTAAAATTGAACAACGATAAATATCCACACATGAAATATATACACCACAGAAATGAAACAAAATGGGGTATAAATACATTTTATTCGGAATTATTTTATAAATCGGAAACCCAAAAAAATATAAAAGATCTCATAAGTTCAAAACCGAATGAATTGAAAATTACGGGGTTTTTGTTTAATTGTAACGGGTATATTTTCATGCCAATGGAGAATTACGATATAAAATCTGTAAATAATATCACATTGGATGAAGTGTATAAAATTATTCACGAAATCAAGGAAATGTATAAAAAAGGGTACATGGACTATAAGGAATACGAAATAGAACGTAACGTTATAAGAATGGAACGTATTTTTAGGGAAAAGGATACGTCTAAACAATGGGAATATATAGTAAGGGACGAACCTTACACGTGTATTAATATACGTAATTTAGGTAAGACACAAAAACAAAAAAATAAATATCGATACGATAATAAAAAAAGTGATATACAGTTTATATACACTAAGAACCGTAAACAATGTCTCAGAGATATTAAAAAATTTAATAAACGACCGACGCAAAAAAATATAGATAAGTATAAACTTACCGAAAGTGAAATCAACCTCAGTTATACTCATTTGAATTAAAAATTAAAAATTAAAAATATACAATGACGACCGAAAATCATAAAGTTTTTAACACTCTCAAGACCTATCTCAAAAACAAGGGGCAAGAGATTAGTAATGATTGGTATGTAAAAATCGAAACCCGGAAATCGGGTAAATCCGAGGGTTCGACCGATAATTATTTCTTTTCTCCAAATGGTACTCGGTTTAGATCCATGATCGAAGTTTATCGGTTTTTAACGACCGGTGACAAATTCGAACGCGATGAAACAACAAAGTGTTTGAAAATAACGGAAGATAATACCGATGATATAATGGACGATTTGTGTGAACTTGTATCGGATTTGTATATAAACGATGATATTACAAATTTACGCGATATTCATTCGTGTATGTTCAGAGTCGAGAAGAAAAAATGTACGAATTTTATCGAAGGAAAGTTACAAAAAACAAAAATTCAAATTATGGATGAAAAATTTAGAGTTACATTTCCAAAAAATACCAATCCGAAAAATATATCGCACTACTCAAAAGCTAACGCTGCAAATTTGGTACACAATTTTTTCAAAACCGAACCAACGTGTTTGGGATGTGGTAATGAAAAAAGTGAAAAATGTAAGCTAACGCGTGCACATACGGTAAAAGATCGACCCGAAATATTAGATCTAGCAATATCGGAATCGTGTACAGATGATGGATACCATTCCGATATGATCCTTAGAAAATTTATAGAGTTGCATAAAATGTATCCAGTATCAACTCTTTGTGATGCGTGTCATCGTATATTCGATAATAATAGAAAATTGTAATTAAAAGAATACATTGTAATAAAATTAACATATAATGTATTGTTGTAACAAACGTAAACTCTCTGTAACTGATGAATCCATACCCGTTTTTAGCCTCGATAAGTATGAAGGGTACGCCAAGGTAACCGACGTCTACGACGGTGATACGTTTAAAGCGTGTATTGTACTTCACAATAGAATATTGAAATTTACTTTCCGAACTGTCGGATACGATGCACCCGAAATGAAACCACCTAAAGATATGAAAAATAGGGATAAACATATTGCCATGGCAAAACGTGCAAAGTATACGT